TCTCATTGTTCTACTATCACGCTGACTCGGTCCGGATATTCTATCCGCGCTATTCTTGATCCCGAATCTATCGTTCATCTTGATGGCGACCTTGTTCTTTTTTACGTCCCGAATGCTCCTGACGCCAAGAACTTGGTTCCTTACTTTGCTGACAATTATGAACGTGCCCGTGTTCCCGCTTCCATGGTTTACACGCGCAAGGATGGTTCTCGTATGCTTGATCGCGTTCTGTGGTTTTTTGAAACCGGTGTTTACAACGGTGCCAAATCTTTCCGCGGTTCGTATTACAAGCTCACTCAACCTTCCTTTTGTGGATTGTGCATGGCTGTTTTCTTTTCTGAATCCGTGCACAAACACATTCTCGGTGTTCATTTGGGTGGAATCACTGACAAGCGTGATGGTTGTGGTATGGCCTTGTGCCGTCCCGAACTTGAACACGCTATCCGTGAACTCCAGGCCAAGTCAATCGTTTGTATTGATACCCCCCAGTCTAATGTGATTACTGGCACCATTCTTGGAAAGCGTTTCGACGTTGATGGTGACCTTCATCGCAAGTCTCCGGTGAACTTTATCCCGGAAAACTCCCCGGTTTTGTGCTATGGTAATGTCTCTGGACGTTCTACCTACACTTCAACTGTCATTACTACTCCAATTTCTGACGTTGTTACCGAGGTTACTGGTGTGCCTAACACTTGGGGTCCTCCCAAGTTCCGGCTGCCTGTCGCTTTGCCTGATGGCAAGGTTGACAACCAGACTTGGCGTCCGTGGTACGAGTCGCTGCAATTTTCTTCCAATCCTTCGATTGGTTTTCCGCAATCGCACGTTGATCGTGCTGCTGCTGATTATCTTCTTGACTTGAAAGATTCTTTTGATGCTCTTTCTTTGTGGAAAACTGATATTGCTCCGCTCTCTATTACTCAAGCCGTTTCTGGCATCGATGGAAAACGCTTCATCGACTCTATGCCTTCTGGTACCTCCATCGGTTATCCGATTGGTGGTCCCAAGTCGAATCATCTTATTGAATTGAATCCTGATGATTTCGATGGCATCTCCTGTCCTCGCGAGTTTACTCCTGAAATTATGAAAGAGTATCAACTTGCTTTGGATACCTGGGCTTCTGGTGAACTTGTTAACTGCATTTTTGGCTCTTCGTTGAAAGATGAACCTACTGACGAGGCCAAAGATAAAGTTCGTGTTTTCCAGGCTGCTCCTATTATTTTGCAACTTGGCATTCGTACTTACTTCTTGCCTGTTGCTCGTTTTCTCTCGATGCACCCGCTCATTTCTGAATGTGCGGTTGGTATCAACTCTGCTGGACCCGAATGGGAACAGCTCGCTGATCATATGCGTAAATTCGGTACTGACCGTATTATCGCTGGGGATTACTCCAAATATGATCTTCGCATGCCTGCCCAACTGACGCAAGCTGCGTTTGGCTGCATGATTGCCATTGCCAAGTGGACTGGAAACTACTCCGCTCGTGACATTAAAATCATGAACTCGATCGTCTTCGAGGTAACCAATCCTCTTGTTGCATTTAATGGCGATCTTCTCCGGTTCTCCGGAACCAA